CAATCATCACTCTTGCTGGTAGCACTCCTGCTTTAAACACAGACCTATCAACAAACATTTCACAACCACAAGAACAGTTAGCATTTAGATTTGATTTTGCTCGCAGTTCTTCAGAAGTAGGTTTGGGTCCTGAACTTGATGGTTACCAAATTAAATCTTTGCCTGCTGTTAATCGTGCACGTCAGTTAACTATTCCTTTGCTTAACTTTGATTTTGAATCAGACCGTTATGGTGTGATGGCAGGTTATGAAGGTCGCGCTTGGGAAAGAATACAAGCGTTGGAAACTATTGAGGCTGCAGGTGACACTGTAACTATTCAAGACTTTACAACTGGTGAACAAGTTACTGGTGTAATTGAAGAGTTATCCTTTGAGCGCAGTACACCATCTGACCGTAGATACTCAGGTTTTGGTGGAGTTATTTACGCTTCCATACGTACTGTTTAAACGCTGTTTAAACGCCTTTTAAGGCACAAATTAGCCCCTTTCAGGGTTGGACTATAGTCCTTCCTTGGGAGGGGCTTCTTTTTGTATTTCAAGGACTATTTCTAAATAATGCTTAGACCAGTTCTTTTCACGGTCTTCAAGTGGGAAACGGTTACCTAAAGTTTTAATAACATCTTTACGGGAAAGATTAGGTTCATACTGAGAATTATTCCAACCTTTGTTCCAACCTTGAAACTTATGTGCATATTCACTATACGGAAACATATACTCTTTTCTCTGCTCAGAACCGCGCAAGCGGTTCTTCGCTTTAACGGCGTCGCTCGCACACACTCACCGGCTCGCTCCGAGTGTAATGAATTTTAAAAACAAAACACAAGCGACACGCTAACGCGTGTCTTGCCGGTAGAAAACTACAACTGTGTTATTATTTTTTTATGGAAGAAACAACAATAGGACATAGGTCATTTAGTTCATTTACCAGTTGGGTAAAATGTGGTAAAGCCTGGCAGTTAGAAAGAGAATTACAGGCACCTCAAATTCCAGCATGGTATTTTATTGGTGGTTCAGCCTTTCATGAAGCAGTTGAGAAATTCTTGAAAGATGAATATGACCAAACACATTGATGAATTAAAACCTTCAGGCAAACCAAAATTTAACCTCAGAGGTACACCAACACACGTGTGTGTTTGTGGTAGTAAAGTCTGGGATGTTAAATGTATGTTTGAAGATAATCAAATATCAATGTATTTCCTTGACATGAGTTGTTCCAGTTGCGGAAGTTTAGCAACAGCACCTACATTGGAGGAACCAAACTGTGATTGAAAAGTTAGCACAAGATTATTGGAACTCATCGTTTCAAAAACTTATAGATGAAAAAGCAACAGAAACTGACACCATTCCATCGGAATGGCGTGCAGGTGGTCGTGCAACAAAAGCATTTCCTGATAAAGAAAACGATATTTGGTGGTCTAAGAATGGCCCAGATATGGTTAAAACTTTTATTCAGTGGTGGAAAAATTCCAACTGGCAAGTATATGTTGCCAACGATTTACCGCACATCGAAGCAGGATTCAATGTTATGTTTGGTGATGTACCAGTAAGAGGATTCGTTGACCTTATCGCTGTAACACCAGATGGACAAATTGCTATCATTGATTACAAAACAGGAACATATATGCCAGACTCAGGTATGCAATTAGGTTTGTATGCTTGCTGTGTTGAAATGACATTAGGTGTCAGACCAACAAGAGGTTTCTTCTACAATGCCCGCAATGGTGTTATGGAAGAAGTTACTGACCTTTCACGCTGGACAATCCCGTTGTTCACAGAATTGTTTAAACAGTTTGAAAGAGCAATTGCTGCGGAGATATTCTTACCTAGCATTGGCATGATGTGTAAATCATGTTCAGTAAATAAGTACTGCTACGCTTACGGCGGGGAGTTAGCAGGAAAGTACGACCCACTCGCATCTATAGATGAAGGAAAAAAATGAGTGCAGATACACCAGGAGTGAAGACACAACTTAACTTCAAAACCTCACAAGGTACATTAGTTAACGTTTATCTTTACTCGTACGATGAAGAAGATATTCGTAAATCACTTGAAGCGATTGCGAATGTAACACCAGAAATTAACGCAGTGGAAACACTGTACAATGCACAAGGTGTTTTGAAAGAAGCACTAAATGCTACATCCATTGAACACAAGAACTCACCAACACCAGGCTCGGTAACTGGCGGTAAAACTTGTATTCATGGCGAAATGAAATTGCGCTCTGGAACAAATGACAAAGGAACTTGGAACGGATACTTTTGCCCAAGCCCTAAAGGGACACCAGACCAATGCAAGACGATATTCGTTAGATAAGAATTAGGGAGTAGTTGTGTTAACAATTAAGCAAGCCGCACGTCGGCATCTTGATGAACCACAATTACTCCCTGACTTATTTCCGTCATTACAAAAAGCAGGAATAAGATTCCGTCGTGCACAGGTAACAATGATTGCAGGGCAACCAAACTCAGGTAAATCTTTACTAGCATTATTCTACGCAATCAAAGCAGAAAGACCAACACTTTACATATCAGCAGACACAGATGCTTACACAACAAGTATACGAGCAGCAGCAGTTGTCACAGGAAATCAAATAAATACCATTGAAGAATCGTTTAAACAAGATGGTGCCACAGTTTATACACAGGCCTTGTCTTCATTAACTAACTTAGAATTTTCGTTTGACCCAAGTCCAACACTTGATGATATTCAACTGATGATACAAGCATACGGTGAGAAGTATGGTCAATATCCAGAACTGATAATCATAGATAACCTTATGAACGTCGCTGCATTACATGATAACGAATGGACTGGTATGCGTGACATCATGAAAGCATGCCATCACATTGCACGTGAAACAGAAGCATCAGTATTTGTACTACATCACACATCAGAAAATGAGGGTGAGCCAACTAAACCACCAGCACGTAAAGCAATTCAAGGTAAAGTATCACAGTTACCTGAAATGATTTTGACAGTTGCGATGGAACCAGAGCATGGAGAGTTTCGTATAGCATGCGTTAAGAACAGGTTTGCTAAACACTCTGCTATGGGTAATGATTACATAACTTTATATTCAGATGCATCACGCATGAAGTTATTTGAATCAGCATTAAGACAGCATGTACAAACACATTGGAGAATTGATAATGTCAGCGCAGAATAAACGTAAAGGTTCCAAGTTTGAAATAGATGTAATGAAATGGTTCAGACGCAAAGGCTACAACGCTGAACGTTTAAGACTATCAGGTGCAAAAGATGAAGGCGATTTAGTTGTTTATGTTGCAGGTGTTCCATATCTGTTTGAATGTAAAGCAACAAAAAAGATAGACTTGCCACAATTCTGGCGCGAACTTGAAGCAGAAGTGATACACTATGCAGAAGCAAGAGAACTAAAAGTTAACCCAATCGGTTACGTGTTAGTAAAGAAACGTAATGGCAAAATAGAAGATGGTTGGGTAATACAAACACTAAAGCAATGGAGCGAGCAGTATAAACCGTGAATAATAAACACGACTTAGTTGCAGTCCTTAGACACTACGGAACTAATTGTCCCGAAAGAAGACAATGGTCAGCAATTAAATGTGTTATCCACGACGACACACACGCATCAGCAGCGGTAAGTCCAGACAGAGAAATGTTTTTTTGTCACGCATGTGACTTCGCTGGAGATGTATACGAACTGATTATTAGGAAAGAAGGAGTTGGGTTTAAAGATGCTGTCAGTAGAGCAGAGACAATCACTAACGGAAGCCGCCGAGAATTATCACACCAATATCAACGAGCAAACAATCTCCTACCTAGAGTCAAGAGGGATAACAAAAGAAGTGGCAGGTTCGTTCCTACTAGGGACAGTTACTAACCCTATCCCGGGACACGAACACGCTGTCGGTTGCTTATCAATTCCTTACTTAACTAAAGCAGGAGTAGTTGGTGTTAAGTTTCGTAAAGTAGATAACACAACACCAAAGTATTTATGGGCAACTGGTCAAAAGATTGGTATGTTCAACGTAATAGATTTAATGCATGACATAGAAACTATAGCGATATGTGAGGGTGAACTTGATACGATTATTCTTTCTGGCCTGTGCAATATCCCTGCTGTTGGGGTTGCTGGTGTAAGTCAATGGAAACCTTGGTTCCCAATACTATTTGAAGGATACAAAAACGTTTTAATCTTTGCAGATAATGATGTTAAAGAAGATGGACGTAATCCTGGAATGGAACTTGCTAAACGAATTAAAGAAGATTTAAACAATGCAACCGTAATACACCTACCTGAAAATGAAGATGTTAATGATGTGTATTTAAAGCATGGTCCTCAATGGTTTCAAGAGAAAATAACTTGGTGAAATAAATGACTACAATTATTGGACTACAAGAAAAGAACTCTTGCCTACTCGTAGCAGACTCACGTGTAACAGATGACTCAGGTAGAACCTACTCACATCCAAGAGTCAGTAAAATAACCAAACGAGGTAAGTTCCTTATTGCAGGTGCAGGTTCAACACAACCATGTGACATCGTTCAACACATGTGGAGACCACCATCACCAACAGCAACACAATACAAAGACCTATACCATTACATGATTGAATCAGTTGTTCCATCAATCAGAACAGCATTAACAGTTAATGGTTATCAACCAGATAAAGAAAACGATGACCCAGATTTTATATTCCTAATAGCAATCAAAGGAACAATCTTTGAAATAGATGAAACACTTTCAGTCTTGATGCGCGATGATGGTATCTACGGCATAGGCTCCGGCTCCGCCTACGCCGTAGGTGCACTACAAGCAGGTGCAACTTGGCGTCAAGCAATGAATATCGCAGCCAAAAACAATGTGTTCACCGCTCCACCTTTCATCACACATCGGCAAACAAAATGAAAAGAGAGTTCATAGGTGGACCAATGGACGGTACTGAAGTACCAATAGATGATGAAGTGGATGTACTTGATGAAATACATGTTGATATAGTAGAGGAACGTTTAAACAATTTAGTTCATGTTTACACTGAAGATGAAGAAACAGGAAACTATCAATATCAAGGGCAATTTAAAAAGAATGAGTTGGAGGATACAGAGGATGAACAATGACACAAGCGGAATGGGAACAAGTGCTAATACTCCTAATGAATCAGGGGTTCAAAATAATAGCGCACAACAAACAAACGGAAACAATAACCGTAAGGCTCCCACAAACTTTTTCTACGACCACCCGGCAGTTACCAACCACGGAAGTGGCATAGCACTAGCAGACCTTACCTCATTCATGGAATCATTCAATGATTATGTAATGAGTCGCATCAAAGGTGTAGGTGCTGACCAATACATGAAGTCAACAGGTCAATTGTTTGAAACGTTTACTACTAAAGAAACAGTTGATGAGTTGCTCGCAGAATTAGCAGACACCATTGCTTACACAAATTTTATTGCTATCAAAGTGATAGCACTAGCAAATGCAATTAAGGAAAACAAATGAAACGCATAGTAGTGCTGTCCGACATGCAGATACCTTTGCATAATAAACCAGCAATAGAAACAGTTATTAAGTTTGTTAAAGATTATCAACCAGATGAATTGTTTTGTGTTGGTGATGAGGCTGATTGTTTAGCACCAGCACGATGGTCAAAAGGATACGTTGCAGAACACTCTAATCTACAACGAGACCTTGATGAGACTACACGCATTATGGGTAAGTTCCGCAAAGCAATAGGACACAAACCCTTTCATCTTATGCGCTCAAACCATGGCGACCGCATACAAAGATACATTGAACGCGATGCGCCAGCACTCGCATCATTACGTGATTTGAAATATGAAAAACTATTAGGCTATCGTGATTTAGATATTACTTATCACAATAAACTATGGAACTTTGCACCCGGTTGGGTTATGGGCCACGGCGATGAAGGTTCATCATCACGTTACGCAGGTGGAACCGCAATGGCATTAGCAAAGAAAATTGGTATGAGTGTCGTCTGCGGACATACGCATAAACTCGGACTCCTCCATCACAACACTTCGTATAATGGGAAGTTAACATCATCATTGTATGGGTTTGAAGTTGGAAACATAATGGACTTAAAGCAGGCCACCTACCTTAAAGGAGGCTCAGCCAACTGGGCATCTGGAATTGGTTTGCTCTACATAGATAAAGGTAAAGTCACACCAGTACCAGTACCAATGATAGGTAACTCATTCGTAGTTGAAGGGAAAACCTACAAATGGTAGAAGAAAAATGGGTTGAAGAAGTTGCAACCGTAGCACAAACAGTTGCATACACAATCACACGTAACTACAAAGGGTTTGCAGAAGTAGATGATGTCAAACAAGAACTACTTGAATGGTCACTAAGACGCGCAGACAAAATACAAGAATGGTTATCACCAGATTTACCAAGACAAGAATATAAACTTGGTGTCAAGCGATTAGCCAAAACGTTTAACCGTATGGCAGACCGTTATTGTCGTAAAGAAAAAGCAAAGAAGTTAGGTTATTCAGTTCATGATGAAGCGTTTTACTCACCAGCATTAGTAGAACAACTCTTACCTCTTGCGTTCAATAACAACATAGAAACAAAAGACCCTAACTCAGAGTTTGTTTCAGGTGGTGGTGGTGACCCTGCAACAGCCGGTTCATTCCTCGCATCAATGTATGACATACGAATAGCGTTACGAAAACTAACACTTGAATCATACGAAATGGTACGCATGCGTTACGAAGACAACGCAACACTTGCTGATATGGTTACTTACTTTAACCAATCAGACTCAACCATTAGTAGAAAAATAAACACAGCAATTAAACAAATGAGTAAAGAACTTGGTGGAGAATCACCTTGGAATTAACGGTAATCTGTGGGATATATGGCGGGTATGACCCGGTACCAGAACGTCCACCAGGTTTTGATAAAGCAGTATTAGTAACAGATACACCAGTACATGCTGATGGTTGGGACAACATCATTGGTCCAACTCTTGGCTCACCACGTTTATCTGCAAAGTTACCTAGAATGAGACCAGATTTATTTTGTGATACTGAATACTCTGTATGGATGGATGGAACTTTAAGAGACAGCAGTGGATGGACAGCAAAGACCGCAAGACAATTATTATCAGAAGGTAAAGAATTTATTACATGGCAACATCCAATGCGTTATTGTTTGTATGAAGAAGCAGAGTTTTGTTTAAACGTAGAAAAATATAAAGACCAACCTTTAAAGCAACAAATGGATTCTTACTACAATGAAGGCATGCCACGTAACTTTGGGTTATGGGCTAACGGTTCAATAGCACGTAGACATACACAGACAGTCATAGACATAGGTAACGAATGGTTATATGAAAACATTAAATGGTCAATTCAAGACCAAGTATCTTTACCTTATGTATTCTGGAAATGGGGGATGAAACCAAGTGCTTGGCCGGGTGGACAGTATTCAGGTTCAGTATTCTGGGAGGCACGCCATCACTAACAATAGAGACAATGATGGTCGTTGTTATGTATGCTTAAAGATATGGGAATGTACTTGCAATAACGAGGCTAACAAATGATAATACACTTACAACCATGGGAATACGAATACGCTAGTCACATAGGTATACGTAGATACACCGCTAACTGGAATAAAAAAGATGCACCACATTATGGTGACAAGAAAAAACAAGAAGATAACAGAACGGCACAAGTTGCCAGCGCAATAGGTGAACTAGCAGTAGCAAAAGCAGTTAACCAATACTGGCCAGCAACTATTTGGACAGGTGAAGAACACAAAAACAATAAACAATTACCAGACGTTGGTTCAAATATAGAAGTAAGAAGAGTCAGAACACAAGACGCAGTGTGTATTAGAAAAGGTGATACAGGTAGAAATCTAATTGTCTTCGCAGTGCGTCCAATAGAAAAAGAATTTAGAGAAGTTGAAATCTTTGGTTTCATTCATGCCGATGAAGGATACAAAATAGGAACACCAGTAGACTATGGTCACGTTGTTCCATTAACTGAATTACGCACAGACTTTGCTTGGTTTGAGGAGATAAAAATATGAGTAATCTTTGGTTAGTAATTCCAAGTGGTGCCCGCACACAATACTTGCAAGACATCTTTGAACAATCAGGTGTACCACCAGAAAAGCGAATCGTTGTCCGCACAATACCCGATGAAGATGTACCAAATGCAATCAATCTACATTACGATGGTGAATTTAATATCCACAAATGGTGGAACATGGGAATAGATTATGCACGTTTAAACGGTGCAGATTATGTTGCAGTATTAAATGATGATGTTGAATTAGCAAACAACCCATTACAAACAATCGTCACTGTAATGGAACACACAAAAGTTCCACTTGGTTATCCATTCCCATTCACAGGTTGGGTATGTGGTTACTGTTGGATATTAGATGTTCGTTCACCAATCAAACCAGATGAAGAATACAAATGGTGGTATGGTGACCGAGATATAGACTTGCAGGCGCGTGCCAATGGGGGAGTTGTGCATGTGCCTGCAATGGTACGACATATACACGGCAATGAATTAACTAGAGACAACCAGTATCTAGTTGAACTAACTAAAGAAGATGAAAAACTATTCTTTAAGAAATGGAACCTATCAAATGAATGACTTAATCAAAAACGTTTACGAAGGTAAGTATGTTAAAGCAGGAGTCATGGTTAACCAGCATAAAGAAAATGTTTTAGTCATA